ACGCAGTATTTTTACCTGCACTAAGTGGCTTCTATGCAACTTATGTAGGCAAACAGCGTTATGACGAATATGTGGATAAGTCCCGTATTCCAAATAATTTAACTAATGGCGTAGAGAGCTTAAACTATCTTAATAAAAACGAAGGTGCATTTACATATAAATGGACACTTTATTCAGCAGGACATGCTGACTTAGATACTACTAAAGAAGTACCTAAAGAAGATATGGTACGTAATAGAGATAGAGAAAACACTTGGTTGTTAGGTGACTCAGGTGGTTTTCAAATTGGTAAAGGAGTTTGGGAAGGCAACTGGAAAGATCCTAATTGTCCTAAAGCACAAAAGAAACGTGACGGTGTATTGCGTTGGATGGACTCTTACATGGACTATGGAATGATACTTGATATTCCAGCCTGGGTAGCACGTTCACCTGAAGGAGCAAAAGCAACAGGCATTGATAACTATCAAGACGCTGTAAATGCTACACGTATTAACAATGACTACTGGATGAAACATAGAACAGGTGCTTGTAAGTTCCTTAATGTTTTACAAGGCGAGAATCATGCTGACGCAGAAGATTGGTATCAACAGATGAAAGACTATTGTGATCCTAACGTGTATCCAGACAATCATTTTAATGGGTGGTCAATGGGTGGTCAGAACATGTGTGATGTACATTTGGTTCTTAAACGTCTAGTTGCATTGAGATTCGACGGACTACTGGAACAAGGTGTACATGATGTAATGCACTTCTTAGGCACTAGTAAACTAGAATGGGCTGTATTACTTACAGACATACAAAGAGCAGTTCGTAAGTATCATAACTCAAACTTTACAATTACATTTGACTGTGCTAGTCCTTTCTTAGCAACTGCTAATGGACAAATTTACTGCGAACTAGAAACTGAAGATAGATCTAAATGGGTGTATCGAATGGTGCCTAGTATTGACGATAAAAGTTTTTCTACAGATACTACTGATTTTAGTAAAGCCTTTGTGCGAGAAGGAAAACATTCATCGTTTTTAGAATCTCCAATTAGTAAAGGCTTAAAAGCAAATGATATTTGCATTTATGGTCCAGGGGACTTAAACAAAATAGGCAAAGAAGGTAAAACATCTTGGGACAGTTTTTCTTATGCAGTAATGATGGGTCACAATGTATGGATGCACATTAATGCTGTACAAGAAGCTAATAGACAGTATGATAACGGTGTTATTCCAAATATGTTAGTAGATGAAAGATTTGATAGAGTTGCTTTTAAAGATATTGTAGAAGCAATCTTTATGACAGATAATAGAAATGAAGCAAATGCAATTATAGAAGAATTTTCTAGATATTGGGATAGTATTATCGGCACTAGGGGTAACACTGGTAAACGCATTGTAAATGCACAAACACAGTTTAATAACTTATTTGAGGTATAAATGAAAAGAGATTATGCAGAAGGCACATTAGAAACACCTACTATGTTTACAGGTGTTGAAGTTGAGAAAACTCCTGCTTACGGTTTGCAAACACTGTTTGTAGATGGTGTTCAAGATATAAAAACTATCTTACAATACTACAACGAACACAACTGCAAACATATTTTCTTTGGTGCTAATCATAGTTTTAACCCCGGAACAAAGTTTCCTGAAGATGCTAATCAATGGACACCTTGGGAAGATATGATTTTAGAATTCCTTAAAGAAGGTTACTTGTGTAGTTTGGATATTCCTATTGCACTTGCTGACGCATTTTTAGAATCAGGATTAACTGAATATGACAACTTTATTCCACAACTTCGCATTCCATTGCCTTATGTGAAACAGTGGAACTACAACACTATGTTGAAGATCGATGATAAAGATTTTAAGGCAACTAATCCAGGTGTTTGGTGTCATAGTTTGCATGACCTTTTGGATAGAGAAAAGTTTACCAATTGGAGCAAATATGGCCTTGACAAAGTTATTAAATGAAAGTATACTATAAACAATGCAAGAACGTTATTATGATTACATGGGACGTAGAATGAGAGAGGAAGATGCAAAAATGAATAAAGAAAATGCACTAAATAATGCTGAGAGAAGCATATGGGTTACATTCAAAAAAGAAGGCATTCACAAATATCCGGCAGCACTAGATGATCCAAAGTTGGCAACTGGTGACTGGGATGACGTATCGTTTCTTGGTTATCCTCATCGTCATATTTTCCATTTCAGGGTGCGGATTGAAGTGCGACACAACGATAGAGATATCGAGTTCATCCAATTCAAGCGATGGCTCGAAAGACTCTACTCAGGACAAAATACTGAAGGAAGTAAAGAACAGAGCACAACCAACTCTGAAGTGCTTATTTTAGATTACAAATCATGTGAGATGATCGCAGATGATCTCTATGAAGCTATTTCTACAAAATACCCTGGCCGATTTGTAGAAATTGATGTCTCCGAAGATGGAGAAAACGGCTGTACAATTTTTTACCCTAGATAGACTATGAAAAAGAGGATTTTAAAATGTCAACAACTTTTCCAAAAGTTCAGCAAATTTTTGACGACTTGGATGAATATAGGGACTTTTGTCGCTTCAACGGCAAAGTATTTAACGAAAAAGACTTGTATAAGGAATCAAGTCGTATATATAAGGAGTTCCTTGCTTTTAAAGCAAGGGGTAACAAAAAATATTATAGGCGCAAGTAATGACTGTTTATATTGTAGACATTGAAGCAGTAGATACACGTTATACTAAGCAATGGAAGGAATATCTTCCAAAGCAACTAAAACGTTCTACTAACGAAGACGTTCATGTTATTAGTGGAGGTGAGACACCGCAGGCTACAACGCCTGGGGCGTTCCTTAATTTTGGTGGTACAAATGTTTACAAAAGCAAACAGTTAGAAAAAATTGGACAAATGTTTTGTGATGGAACTGTTAAGGACGGTGATTATTTTCTCTATACTGATGCCTGGAATCCTACAGTGGTACAACTACGCTACATGGCAGAACTATTAGGTGTTGATATTTGCATTGGTGGTTTGTGGCATGCAGGTAGTTATGATCCGCAAGATTTTTTAGGTAGACTTATAGGTGATAAACCTTGGGTAAGACATGCAGAGCAATCAATGTATGAATGCTATGATGATAACTTTTTTGCAAGTCAATTCCATATAGACTTATTTGCAAAAAGTTTAGACATAATGCCAAATAAAACACATCGTGTTGGATGGCCTATGGAGTATCTAAAGAGCAGTTTACACAGTTATTCTGATATGACAAAAAGAGACCTTATACTCTTTCCACACAGAGTTGCTCCTGAAAAACAAGTTGATATCTTTAGAGATCTTAAAGAACGTTTACCGCAGTATGAGTTTGTTGTTTGTCAAGAACAACAACTTAGTAAGAACGAATATCACAACTTACTAGGCGAAGCTAAAATGGTGTTTAGTGCTAACTTGCAAGAAACATTAGGTATTAGTTGGTATGAAGGAGCATTGGTAGATGCTATTCCAATGGTTCCGGATAGACTTAGTTATAGTGAAATGGCTTTAGATATTTTTAAATATCCAAGTGTTTGGACAGAAGATTACGATGCGTACTTACATAACAGAGATAAGTTAATTAAACAAATTGTTGAATATATGGAAAACTATAACGACTTTTTACCAAATATTAAAAAACAAGTGGCAAAACTTAACAAAGACTTTTTTAGTGGTAATGAAATTTATGAAAGGATTAAAAATGAACGATAGTAATTATACTTTTACCTTAGACTCATCTACACCTACAAGTACAATTACCTTAGATAGTAATTATGCATACGACATTAATTCAAGTTGGATTAGTGACAATATTGATACGGGTCTTAATGTGAGTGGAGATTTAACGGTCAATGGCGTAGATGTTATGCAGACTATTAAAGATATGCAACGTGTACTAGGTGTTGTAGGCAGAGACATTGCTAAAGAAGAAAAGTATGCAGGCTTAAGACGTGCCGCAGAAGCATATGAACGTGAACTAGCAAAAATTAATACATTTGAAACAATAAAAGATAGTAATTAATGTTTGAGTTTTTAAAAAATAGAAAACGTGTTATTCGTGATAGAGATAGCAACGAGCCTTACTTAGTACGTTGGTATTTGTTTTTAAAAGACAGAAAGAACTTTCCGTTTAATGTCACACTACACAAAGTTTTAAAAAGTGATGAGCCTGTATTACATGACCATCCTTGGAATTGGGGTGCTATTATCTTAAAAGGTGGATACTACGAACATATTCCTATATATTCTAGAGAAGGTGCAGTAGTAGGTGCAACAAAAGAATGGCGTGGACCTGGACATATTAGATTTAGAAGTGCAAGTAACCTACACTGGTTAGAACTTGCAAAAGATAAAAATGGAAAAGAGATTCCATGTTGGAGTTTATTCTTTATGGGTAGACAACAAAAAGACTGGGGCTTTGTACGATTTGTACATGCTACAGAACATAACTGGCAAGATGCAGGTTATAAATGGATATCTCATAAGAAATATCTTAAGGAGTAATGTATGAGTCAATATGACAATGTAGTAATGGAAAGGAAATTAATATTAGAAGCTGAAGAATGGGCATCTGGAGTTAGAAACTTACACGCCTTTAATACTAAGGTTTTATCATCTATGTGGTATGAAACAAAAGAAAGTGTTAAAGATGGAAGTGTTTGCGATATCGAATATAACGACGGACGAATTGAAAGAACAGTAAATTCAACTGGAGTTAAGTATAATCTTAGAGAAGGGATTTCAGGCAAAAAACTAGTAGAGATATATGAAAGGGGTGGATTTTAATGACTGTAAGAAATACTATTAAAGATGTTGTTGAAGAACAAGTACAAGAAATTGTAGAAGCAAAAAATCTTGTACCAAAAGCAACACCTAAATTTGATCTTAGCTGGTATGTAAAATGGGTTAGTAGTTTCTTTATACTAGTTGCAGTAGCATGTAGAAGTGTTGGCGGCGAACTTGTTTTATGGGATTTAATATTCAGTGCAATAGGAACACTTGGTTGGTTATGGGTTGGATTGCTTTGGAATGATAGAGCATTAATTATACTTAACGGAACGTTGTTTACACTATTAATAAGCGGTCTTTTAAAAATAATTGTTGAATTAAGGATGTTAGGATGATAAAGAAACATTATTACACTTGGAAACATATTGAAAAAATGTGTATTGATATTGCTATGCAAATGCAAAAGGATGATTGGAAGCCTGACTATATTGTTGGACTTACAAGAGGAGGCAATATTCCTGCAACTATTTTAAGTAATATGATGGATGTAAGGTGTGAATCACTTAAAGTTAGTTTACGTGACGGCGATAGTGAAAACGAAAGTAATGCTTGGATGGCCGAAGATGCATTTGGTTACGTGTCAGAAGAGGATCGTGTAAAAACTAAAAGTCGTTGGGATATTGGTAGACGTAAAAATATTCTAATCGTAGATGATATAAACGACACTGGTGCAACATTTAATTGGATTATAAAAGATTGGCAATCAGGTTGTTTACCATCTGAAGATTCGTGGAATACTGTTTGGGGACGTAATGTAAGATTTGCAGTATTAACAGACAATATGGCTAGTGAAACTATTGCACCAGTTGCTTATACGGCACATGAAATAAACAAAGCAGACGAAGATGTTTGGTTAGTTTATCCGTGGGAAATAGTAGGTAAATATGATGCGTAACGATACGTTAGAACAAGCTCAACAAGACGGCAGAGCTCCTTGGGATAAAGTTTATTTAGATACTAGAGATTTTGTAGTATACGAAGATAAGTACCCTGTAACAGAAGGTCACTTACTTATAGTGCCTAAAGTAAATGTTATGGATTGCGTAGAAAAGTGTTTTAAATTTGCAATGTCAATGGGTAGTGACAATGTTGAAACAACCAAAAATAATATAACAGGTTACAACATTGGTCTAAATATAGGTACTAGTGCAGGACAAACAGTTATGTATCCGCATGTACATTTAATCTTCCGTCGCGATGGAGACGTGGAAGAACCGAGAGGTGGCGTACGAGGCGTCATTCCATCTAAACAAAAATATTAAGGAAAGGACTATGGAATTGAGACAAAATTTAATTAATGCGGCTAAGAAACACGCAGAAGCAGAAATTGAACTACACAAAACAAATATCGAAGTCTACATGGAAAAAGTAGTAGGAATCGGTGAACATTCTGATATTGTTGAAACAATTCAGAAAGAGCTTGATGCAATGGCAACAGCTCATGATCGTCTTGAAATGTTAACCAAATATTTTGATTAAAATATTGTATAATATTCTTGACAAAAACCTAAATACAATGTATAATGTAATTATTGTGCATTGTATTTTACTAACGGCAATCCACTGCCTTAACATCGGAGAAGAAAATTGAAGAAAAGTGAAGAAATAATACAAAGGTTACAAGACTCAGGAGATAGATTCTGGGCTGGTGACAACATATCTCAGCATCTACAACCAGGCGACAAAGATGCACTAATAGAAGAACTTACACCAAAGTTTGAAGAAGTACTAGACAGCTTGGTTATAGATCGTTTTAATGATCCTAACAGTATGGACACTGGTAGACGTCTTGCAAAGATGTATATCAATGAACTTATGCAAGGACGTTATAACCCAATGCCTAATGCAACTGCATTTCCAAACCATGTAGATGATGGTTACAAAGGTATGCTTGTTGTAAGAAGCGAAATTAAAAGTATGTGTTCACATCATCACCAACCAGTGAATGGTGTTGCATACATTGGTATCATTGCCGCGGAAACACTTATTGGACTTTCTAAGTATACACGTATTGCTCAATGGTGTGCAAGAAGAGGTACACTACAAGAAGAACTTAACAATGTTATTGCTAATGAGATTCAACAAGCAACTAACAGTTCTAACGTAGGTGTTTACATTCAAGCAACACATGGTTGTTGTGAAAACAGAGGTATTGGTGCACACAGCAGTCTTACACAGACAACTGTACTACGTGGTGCATTTACAGATGATCCTAGCACTAAGAAAGAGTTTATGGACAATATTAAATTACAACAACAGTTTGCATGTGGAGCATAATATGAAACTAAGATATTCAGAAGCATTCTATAGTGTACAAGGTGAAGGACGTTTTGTTGGTGTGCCTAGTGTATTCCTACGTACATTTGGTTGTAACTTTCGATGCATGAACTTTGGACTTAACCGTGATGAACCTAGTCGTGCAGAAAAACAAGCAAACGGTATTAAACACAATCCCGAAGTAGCAGACTTACTTGCTAAAGAAGTACACAAGACAACAACAGACTTTAATGACTTGCCTATTATACACACTGGCTGTGACACGTATGCAAGTATCTATCCCGAGTTTAAGAAACTAATGATGGATAGAACTGTAGACGAAGTTGTTGAACATTTATTATCACTTACTCCAGAAGGTAAGTGGACAATGGACAATGGACAAGATGTCCATTTAATATTTACTGGAGGAGAACCTTTGTTAGGGTGGCAAAGATTCTATACCGAACTATTAGACCACCCACGAATGCAGGACTTAAAAAATGTTACATTTGAAACAAATACTTCTCAAAAGCTACGAGACGACTTTAGAGACTATATCAGCGGCCAAGAACGATTTGAAGTTACTTGGAGTTGTTCCCCAAAACTTAGTGTCAGCGGAGAATCCTGGGAAGACGCTATTAACCCTGATATTGCTAGTGAGTATAACAATGTTCATGGTAGTAAACTTTATCTTAAGTTTGTTGTGGCTGACAGTGTGGACGTTGAAGAAGTTAAAAGAGCTGTTGCTGAGTATAGGGGCGCCGGGATCGAGTGTCCGGTATATCTTATGCCGTTGGGGGGACGTTCAGAAGAGTATAACCTCAACGTTAAAGAAGTGGCTGAATTATGCATGGCGCAAGGATGGAGGTTTACACCAAGACTCCATATCGACCTTTTCGGCAATGCATGGGGGACTTAGTCGAGATGAACTTGACAGTTATCGTAACCAACAACATGAACGGGCAATGAAAGCACCGATCGAAACACCAGAGCATAGAGCTCGGAAGGCAGGAATGTAAATGAAGGATATCCTTAATAAATTAAATCCTTTTAAAAAGAAGGTTAAAGCAAAAGAAAATCCAACAACGGATGAGCAACGTAGAGCTATTCTTGAAAAAGAAAAAGCACAAGCAACTAAAGATAAGAAGCCGTGGGTAGCAGTACTAGATACTCAAGTGAATCCAGAGAACATTAAGAACGGTTTCTTTGAGCTTGACTGGAATAATGAGTTTATTGAGCAATTACTTGATGCAGGTTATTCAGGTGAAACAAACGAACAGATTGTAGATGCATGGTTTAGAACTATTGTAAGTCAAATGCTTCAAGAAGACGGTCAAGATACAGAAAGAGGTATGGGCTATATTAACGTAGTTCCTATTGATAAAGGTAAAAGCGAAGTATCTTAATGGTTGACAACAGCCAGATCTGGTGTTACAATGGTACTATAAATTATACAAAGGTAAACTAATGGCAACACATATTCTAGTAGATACTGCAAATACTTTCTTTAGAGCTCGACACGTAGTACGTGGAGATATTGACACTAAAGTTGGTATGGCATTGCATATTACCTTAGGTGGTGTTAAAAAAGTATGGCAAGACTTTGAAGCAGATCATGTTGTGTTTTGTTTAGAAGGACGCAGTTGGCGTAAGGACTTTTACGAACCTTATAAACGTAATAGACAAGTAGCACGTGATAAAATGACTGTTACTGAGTCTGAAGAAGATAAAGTGTTTTGGGAAATCTTTGATGAGTTTAAGGACTTTGTAGATACTAAAACTAACTGTACTGTTATGCGACATCCGCAACTAGAAGCAGATGATCTTATTGCTGGTTGGGTACAAGCACACCCTAACGACAATCATGTTATTATTAGTACTGACGGTGACTTTGCACAACTTATTGCACCTAATGTAAAACAGTACAATGGCATTCAAGACGTTACTATTACACACGAAGGTTACTTTGATAAGAAAGGTAATCCTGTAATTGATAAGAAAACTAAACTAGAGAAGCCTGCACCTAATCCTGAATTTATGTTGTTTGAAAAGTGTATGCGTGGCGACACTAGTGACAATGTGTTTAGTGCTTATCCAGGTGTTCGTACTAAAGGCACTAAAAACAAAGTTGGACTTACAGAAGCATTTGCAGACAAAGATAGCAAAGGCTATAACTGGAATAACATGATGCTACAACGTTGGGTTGATCATGAAGGTGCTGAACATCGTGTATTAGATGACTATACACGTAATGTTACACTATGTGACTTAACTGCACAACCTGCAGACATTAGAGAAATTATTAATTCTACTATTGCAGAAAATGCTAAGCCTAAAGAAATTAAACAAGTAGGTATGCGATTACTTAAATTTTGTGCTAAGTGGGATATGCAACGTATTGCAGATCAAGCACAATACTATGCAGAACCATTACAAGCGAGGTATCCACAATGACAATTAAGATGAAAGAAGTGCTAAAAGAAAAGTTTTGGATTGTTCAAGATGAAGAAATGAAAATTGGTACCCTGTCTTTAGCTGATGACAGATATATGTTTAACAGTGCAAGAGGCACACAATTTTTTAGTTCTAAAAAAGATCTTAATCAAAATTTTGATAGTAATCTTACTTGGGGTAAGTTAGAAATAAAAGAAAAACATGTTGAAAAAACTGTTTACGGATTTCCAACAAGTTGTGTTCCGCAAAACACTATGTATGATATAAAACAAAAACTACCTTTATTTACAAAAAGTATTAAGAGTAAAAGTTTATATTGTGCAGGATACTATACAATTAAATTTGAAAAAGGTTGGGTTAAGAGTTTTTGTCCTAAACTAATGACTTTAGAACGTTATGGATTTAAAGGTCCTTTTAAAACAGAATTTGAAATGAAACAAGAACTATCTAGAGTGAATAAATCGTAATGTATAGACCTTTGCCCGACGGATTAACTATTAAAGAATCTAATGTGCAAGGACTAGGACTGTTTGCTACACAAGATTTTGAAGCTGATCTTATATTAGGTATTGTACATGTGATGAACAAGAACTTCCCACACGGAGCAATTAGGACTGCACTAGGTGCATTTTATAATCATTCAGAAGAACCTAATTGTATTAATGTAAAAGGATTTTGGCATCAAATACCTGTATGCTATTTACAAACAATAAAGCCCATACTGGCAGGCGAAGAACTAACTGCAAAATATACATTATATGGTGACTTTGATATGGAGAATACATAATGGATAAACCTCCTTTAAATACTGTAGCAATAGAACAATTTATAAACGCAGTCAAAGGTGCAGAAGCAAGTCGTGCAAAAGAATTAAAACTAGACCTGCAAACTGCTAAAAATCTTGCATTTACTTTAGGTATAGTTATGTCAAGGTTAAACGGCAATTTAGAAGAACTTATTCAAAAACAAAATAGTAATGCTGACGAAGTCATTGAAGTAAAAATGGACGGCGGAAATAGTTGGTGATAAACTACTAGTTTAACTCATAAAAGAGATAAATATATGCGTAGTTAATATATAGGATACGCAATATGAGTAGACCAAAACCAAATATTATATTAGAGAATATTGATAAAAAAACTTATAAATCAGATCAAGTTTTAGAAGCAGAAGCAATATGGGCTGTCTTTTATAAAGGCAAGCCTTTTAATCTCAAAACTGCTAATATAGTTACAAACTATCCCGGACCAAAATATAAGAAGGTATCTTTTTCAAATCCAGGACATGCAATTAACCTTTCTAAAAAATTAAATGAACAATTTAATTGTGACGACTTTAATGTTGTCAGACTAACAGAAGGTGAAGAGCTAGTGGCTGGATGAACTGGAAAGAAACATATACTAAAATCTTTTTAAGTCAAGCAGGTAAATCTACAAACGAAGTCGCTTTTAAAGAGCATTTTTCTAAGTGGTGGCAAAACACTCGTGAAAAAGAACAAGGCGGACTACGGCTTACTGAAGAAGGCTATAGGTTCATTACACAAGATATTGAACTACAAACATACGAAATACCATACCCACCAAATTTTGAAATTACAACACAAGTAATAATTTTTTTAGATAAGTTTATTGACTGTCCATACTACTTTGATCGAAGAGGTATTGTTGTTACAGGAGAAAAAAAAGCAATGGAACTTAGTTTATTTTCAGGTGATATACGTAAGTATGGATTAACAAAAGCAATGAATCGACAAAAAAATTAGATTTTGGCAAATAAAAGGTTGACTTTTATCCTAATGATGCTATTATATATACATACTTAGAAATTAAGTATGGCACTGATAAAATACATTATAGGAGTACAAAATGGAAGATATCGCAGTAAGACAAACTAGCCCAAACAAGGCTAAAAAAGCAATTAACCACGCAATTCAAAAGAAGCGTCCAATCTTTATATGGGGACCTCCGGGCATTGGTAAGTCCGATATTGTTCACCAAATTGGTGAATCAATTGACGCCCATGTAATTGACATTAGACTTTCTCTTTGGGAGCCAACTGACATTAAAGGTATTCCGTATTATGCCGCTAATGATAACACTATGAAGTGGGCACCACCAGTTGATTTGCCAGACGCAAAGATGGCAAAGAAATACAAAAAAATTATTTTGTTTCTAGATGAAATGAATTCAGCGGCACCAGCAGTACAGGCGGCCGCTTACCAACTTATTCTTAACCGTAAGGTTGGAACATATACACTGCCAGACAATGTTGTTATTGTTGCAGCAGGTAATCGAGATGCTGACAAAGGTGTTACTTATAGAATGCCTGCTCCGTTAGCAAATCGTTTTGTACACTTGGAATTAAAAGTCGATTTTGATGATTGGTTCCAGTGGGCAGTAGCTAACAAGATACATAATGATGTTGTTGGTTACTTAACTTTTAGCAAGAAAGATTTGTATGATTTTGATCCAAGATCACCAAGTCGTTCTTTTGCAACACCTCGTTCATGGTCGTTTGTATCAGAATTGATTGAAGACGAACTAGACGAAGATACTACTACAGATCTTGTAAGTGGTACTGTTGGTGAAGGACTTGCTGTAAAGTTTATGGCGCATCGTAAGGTTGCGTCTAAAATGCCAAACCCAAGTGATGTATTACTTGGTAATGTAAAAGAGTTGAAAACTAAAGAAATCAGTGCCATGTATTCCTTGACTGTTTCACTCTGCTACGAACTAAAAGAAGCATGTGATAAAGGCGATAAGAAATTTGACGATAAAGTTAATAACTTTTTGCGTTTTTCGATGGATAACTTTGAAACTGAATTGGTTGTTATGGGAATCAAACTTGCCCTCACACAGTACTCCCTTCCAATTGATCCAGATGAAGTTGAATGTTTCGATGAGTTTCACGACAGGTTTGGCAAGTATATTAGAGCCGCACAAGAGGCCTAATACTTTTGGGTGGATAGGCAACTGTCCACCCATTTTTTTACTTGACATTTATAAGTAAATATTATATA